GCTCGAAGTGTGTATGGTGCCATATACGGCTCACCACCATATACACTGCAAGAATTACTATTCTTGTGGGCCCCTCTCGGTAAATCCTAGAGGGCTTTCCTCTCGTTATTGCGAGATTCGTCGTTAGATAACGGCAAGTTCCCTTTCTTACTATCCTATTTTCATCTTGTGGCTTGACGGGTCACTGCCATCGTCGTCGATCTCTATCAACTACCCTTGCGACTATGGCAACCTTCTCCGCTACTGGATTTGGAGGGAGTTTTGTTAGGGACTGGTCCCTGGACTTACCCGACGCTTGTGAGCATGGCGCGGGATTGTGCTGCGAAGTGGACGGCTCCACCTTATGCGCCGAGTGTTTTCGCGGTTGCGAAGGAATGGAGCAATGTCCTGGCTTGTTCATGGGACTGTTAAAACTGGCTTCGCCAGTTCCAGTGGGACATAAGTTCCTGATTGGTTGGTATCGAGCTGCCAAAGTCACCGGGCGTTACAATTTCCTTGAGCTGTTGCAACACCCTGCTTTCGCCCAGCTGCGTGTGGTTGATGCTAGGTTAGCCATTGAAGAGGCAAGTGTGTTTATTTCCACTGACCACGCGTCTGCTAAGCGTTTCCCTGGCGCTAGATTTGCGCTGACACCGGTGTATGCTAACGCTTGGGTTGTGAGCCCGGCTGCTAACAGTTTGATAGTGACCACTGACCAGGAACAAGATGGGTTCTGCTGGTTAAAACTTTTGCCACCTGACCGCCGTGAGGCTGGTTTGCGGTTGTATTACAACCATTACCGCGAACAAAGGACCGGGTGGCTGTCTAAAACAGGACTTCGCTTATGGCTTGGAGACCTGGGTTTGGGCATCAATGCGAGCTCTGGAGGGCTGAAATTCCACATTATGAGGGGTTCGCCTCAGCGAGCTTGGCATATCACAACACGCAGCTGCAAGCTGAAGAGCTACTACGTTTGTGACATCTCTGAAGCAGACTGGTCCTGTTTGCCTGCTGGCAACTACGGCGGCTACAATCCACCAGGGGACGGAGCTTGCGGTTACAGGTGCTTGGCCTTCATGAATGGCGCCACTGTTGTGTCGGCTGGTTGCAGTTCTGACTTGTGGTGTGATGATGAGTTGGCTTATCGAGTCTTTCAATTGTCACCCACGTTCACGGTTACCATCCCAGGTGGGCGAGTTTGTCCGAATGCCAAGTACGCAATGATTTGTGACAAGCAGCACTGGCGCGTCAAACGTGCAAAGGGCGTCGGCCTGTGTCTCGATGAAAGCTGTTTCAGGGGCATCTGCAATTGCCAACGCATGAGTGGACCACCACCTGCACCCGTGTCAGCCGCCGTGTTAGATCACATACTGGAGGCGGCGACGTTTGGCAACGTTCGCGTGGTTACACCTGAAGGGCAGCCACGCCCCGTACCAGCGCCGCGAGTTCGTCCCAGCGCCAACTCTTCTGGAGATGTCAAAGATCCGGCGCCCGTTCCGCCAGTACCAAAACCAAGGACCAAGCTTGCCACACCGAACCCAACTCAGGCGCCCATCCCAGCACCGCGCACGCGACTTCAAGGGGCCTCAACACAGGAGCCACTGGCGAGTGCAGGAGTTGCTTCTGACTCGGCACCTAAATGGCGTGTGGCCAAAACTGTGTACAGCTCCGCGGAGCGCTTTCGGACCGAACTGGTACAACGTGCTCGGTCCGTTGGGGACGTTCTTGTTCAAGCGCTACCGCTCAAAACCCCAGCAGTGCAGCGGTATACCATGACTCTGAAGATGATGCGTTCACGCTTCAGTTGGCACTGCGACGTGTGGTACCCTTTGGCTGTAATCGCTTGTTTGCTCCCTATATGGCCATCTCTTGCTTTGCTCCTTAGCTTTGCCATTGGGTTGATACCCAGTGTGGGCAATAATGTTGTTCTGACAGCGCTTCTGGTTTCATCAGCTAATTATGTTGCGTCAATGGACCATCAATGTGAAGGTGCGGCTTGCTTAGCCTTGCTGGAAGAAGAACACTATTATAGAGCGGTCCGTTGGCGCCCGATTACAGGCGCGCTGTCGCTTGTGCTCAATTTACTGGGGCAGGTAGGCTATGTAGCTCGTTCCACCTTTGATGCAGCTTATGTTCCTTGCACTGTGTTCGATCTTTGCAGCTTTGCTATTCTGTACCTCTGCCGCAATCGTTGCTGGAGATGCTTCGGACGCTGTGTGCGAGTTGGGCCTGCCACGCATGTTTTGGGCTCCACCGGGCAACGAGTTTCCAAACTGGCGCTCATTGATTTGTGTGACCACTTTTCAAAGCCCACCATCGATGTTGTGGGCATGGCAACTGGTTGGAGCGGATGTTACACAGGAACCGCCGCAATGGAGCGTCAGTGTGCCTCTACGGTGGACCCTCACTCGTTCGACCAGAAGAAGGCAGGAGCGACTGTTTACCTCACCCCCCCTGTCAACAGCGGGTCAGCGCTGCAGTGCCTCAATGTCATGTGGAAGCGACCAATTGGGTCCACTGTCCTTGGGGAACAAACAGGAGCTGTTGTGACGGCGGTCAAGAGTATCTCTTTCTCACCTCCCTGCTGCGTCTCTACCACTTTGCCCACCCGACCCGGTGTGACCGTTGTCGACCATGCTCTTTACAACCGGTTGACTGCTTCAGGGGTCGATCCCGCTTTATTGCGTGTTGGGCAAGGTGATTTTCTAAAACTTAATCCGGGGTTCCGGCTGATAGGTGGATGGATTTATGGGATATGCTATTTTGTGTTGGTGGTTGTGTCAACTTTTACCTGCTTACCTATCAAATGTGGCATTGGCACCCGCGACCCTTTCTGCCGCAGAGTGTTTTCTGTACCCGTCACCAAGACCCAAGAGCACTGCCATGCTGGAATGTGTGCTAGCGCTGAAGGCATCTCTCTGGACTCTCTGGGGTTAACTCAGTTACAAAGTTACTGGATCGCAGCCGTCACTAGCGGATTAGTGATCTTGTTGGTCTGCCACCGCCTGGCCATCAGCGCCTTGGACTTGTTGACTCTAGCTTCCCCTTTAGTGTTGCTTGTGTTCCCTTGGGCATCTGTGGGGCTTTTACTTGCTTGCAGTCTCGCTGGTGCTGCTGTGAAAATACAGTTGTTGGCGACGCTTTTTGTGAATCTGTTCTTTCCCCAAGCTACCCTTGTCACTATGGGATACTGGGCGTGCGTGGCGGCTTTGGCCGTTTACAGTTTGATGGGCTTGCGAGTGAAAGTGAATGTGCCCATGTGTGTGACACCTGCCCATTTTCTGCTGCTGGCGAGGTCAGCTGGACAGTCAAGAGAGCAGATGCTCCGGGTCAGCGCTGCTGCCCCCACCAATTCACTGCTTGGAGTGGCTCGTGATTGTTATGTCACAGGCACAACTCGGCTGTACATACCCAAGGAAGGCGGGATGGTGTTTGAAGGGCTATTCAGGTCACCGAAGGCGCGCGGCAACGTCGGCTTCGTGGCTGGTAGCAGCTACGGCACAGGGTCAGTGTGGACCAGGAACAACGAGGTCGTCGTACTGACAGCGTCACACGTGGTTGGCCGCGCTAACATGGCCACTCTGAAGATCGGTGACGCAATGCTGACTCTGACTTTCAAAAAGAATGGCGACTTCGCCGAGGCAGTGACGACACAGTCCGAGCTCCCAGGCAATTGGCCACAGTTGCATTTCGCCCAACCAACAACCGGGCCCGCTTCATGGTGCACTGCCACAGGAGATGAAGAAGGCTTGCTCAGTGGCGAGGTTTGTCTGGCGTGGACTACTAGTGGCGACTCTGGATCTGCAGTGGTTCAGGGTGACGCTGTGGTAGGGGTCCACACCGGTTCGAACACAAGTGGTGTTGCCTACGTGACCACCCCAAGCGGAAAACTCCTTGGCGCCGACACCGTGACTTTGTCATCACTGTCAAAGCATTTCACAGGCCCTTTGACATCAATCCCGAAGGACATCCCTGACAACATTATTGCCGATGTTGATGCTGTTCCTCGTTCTCTGGCCATGCTGATTGATGGCTTATCCAATAGAGAGAGCAGCCTTTCTGGACCTCAGTTGTTGTTAATTGCTTGTTTTATGTGGTCTTATCTTAACCAACCTGCTTACTTGCCTTATGTGCTGGGCTTCTTTGCCGCTAACTTCTTCCTGCCAAAAAGTGTTGGCCGCCCTGTGGTCACTGGGCTTCTATGGTTGTGCTGCCTCTTCACACCGCTTTCCATGCGCTTGTGCTTGTTCCATCTGGTCTGTGCTACCGTCACGGGAAACGTGATATCTTTGTGGTTCTACATCACTGCCGCTGGCACGTCTTACCTTTCTGAGATGTGGTTCGGAGGCTATCCCACCATGTTGTTTGTGCCACGGTTCCTAGTGTACCAGTTCCCCGGCTGGGCTATTGGCACAGTACTAGCGGTATGCAGCATCACCATGCTGGCTGCTGCCCTCGGTCACACCCTGTTACTGGATGTGTTCTCCGCCTCAGGTCGCTTTGACAGGACTTTCATGATGAAATACTTCCTGGAGGGAGGAGTGAAAGAGAGTGTCACCGCCTCAGTCACCCGCGCTTATGGCAAACCAATTACCCAGGAGAGTCTCACTGCAACATTAGCTGCCCTCACTGATGATGACTTCCAATTCCTCTCTGATGTGCTTGACTGTCGGGCCGTCCGATCGGCAATGAATCTGCGTGCCGCTCTCACAAGTTTTCAAGTGGCGCAGTATCGTAACATCCTTAATGCATCCTTGCAAGTCGATCGTGACGCTGCTCGTAGTCGCAGACTAATGGCAAAACTGGCTGATTTTGCGGTTGAACAAGAAGTAACAGCTGGAGACCGTGTTGTGGTTATCGACGGTCTGGACCGCATGGCTCACTTCAAAGACGATTTGGTGCTGGTTCCTTTGACCACCAAAGTAGTAGGCGGTTCTAGGTGCACCATTTGTGACGTCGTTAAGGAAGAAGCCAATGACACCCCAGTTAAGCCAATGCCCAGCAGGAGACGCCGCAAGGGCCTGCCTAAAGGTGCTCAGTTGGAGTGGGACCGTCACCAGGAAGAGAAGAGGAACGCCGGTGATGATGATTTTGCGGTCTCGAATGATTATGTCAAGAGAGTGCCAAAGTACTGGGATCCCAGCGACACCCGAGGCACGACAGTGAAAATCGCCGGCACTACCTATCAGAAAGTGGTTGACTATTCAGGCAATGTGCATTACGTGGAGCATCAGGAAGATCTGCTAGACTACGTGCTGGGCAAGGGGAGCTATGAAGGCCTAGATCAGGACAAAGTGTTGGACCTCACAAACATGCTTAAAGTGGACCCCACGGAGCTCTCCTCCAAAGACAAAGCCAAGGCGCGTCAGCTTGCTCATCTGCTGTTGGATCTGGCTAACCCAGTTGAGGCAGTGAATCAGTTAAACTGAGAGCGCCCCACATCTTTCCCGGCGATGTGGGGCGTCGGACCTTTGCTGACTCTAAAGACAAGGGTTTCGTGGCTCTACACAGTCGCACAATGTTTTTAGCTGCCCGGGACTTTTTATTTAACATCAAATTTGTGTGCGACGAAGAGTTCACAAAGACCCCAAAAGACACACTGCTTGGGTACGTACGCGCCTGCCCTGGTTACTGGTTTATTTTCCGTCGTACGCACCGGTCGCTGATTGATGCATACTGGGACAGTATGGAGTGCGTTTACGCGCTTCCCACCATATCTGATTTTGATGTGAGCCCAGGTGACGTCGCAGTGACGGGCGAGCGATGGGATTTTGAATCTCCCGGAGGAGGCCGTGCAAAACGTCTCACAGCTGATCTGGTGCACGCTTTTCAAGGGTTCCACGGAGCCTCTTATTCCTATGATGACAAGGTGGCAGCTGCTGTCAGTGGTGACCCGTATCGGTCGGACGGCGTCTTGTATAACACCCGTTGGGGCAACATTCCATATTCTGTCCCAACCAATGCTTTGGAAGCCACAGCTTGCTACCGTGCTGGATGTGAGGCCGTTACCGACGGGACCAACGTCATCGCAACAATTGGGCCCTTCCCGGAGCAACAACCCATACCGGACATCCCAAAGAGCGTGCTTGACAACTGCGCTGACATCAGCTGTGACGCTTTCATAGCGCCCGCTGCAGAGACAGCCCTGTGTGGAGATTTAGAGAAATACAACCTATCCACGCAGGGTTTTGTGTTGCCTAGTGTTTTCTCCATGGTGCGGGCGTACTTAAAAGAGGAGATTGGAGACGCTCCACCACTCTACTTGCCATCTACTGTACCATCTAAAAATTCACAAGCCGGAATTAACGGCGCTGAGTTTCCTACAAAGTCTTTACAGAGCTACTGTTTGATTGATGACATGGTGTCACAGTCCATGAAAAGCAATCTACAAACCGCCACCATGGCGACTTGTAAACGGCAATACTGTTCCAAATACAAGATTAGGAGCATTCTGGGCACCAACAATTACATTGGCCTAGGTTTGCGTGCCTGCCTTTCGGGGGTTACGGCCGCATTCCAAAAAGCTGGAAAGGATGGGTCACCGATTTATTTGGGCAAGTCAAAATTCGACCCGATACCAGCTCCTGACAAGTACTGCCTTGAAACAGACCTGGAGAGTTGTGATCGCTCCACCCCGGCTTTGGTGCGTTGGTTCGCTACTAATCTTATTTTTGAGCTAGCTGGCCAGCCCGAGTTGGTGCACAGCTACGTGTTGAATTGCTGTCACGATCTAGTTGTGGCGGGTAGTGTAGCATTCACCAAACGCGGGGGTTTGTCATCTGGAGACCCTATCACTTCCATTTCCAATACCATCTATTCATTGGTGCTGTACACCCAGCACATGTTGCTATGTGGACTTGAAGGCTATTTCCCAGAGATTGCAGAAAAATATCTTGATGGCAGCCTGGAGCTGCGGGACATGTTCAAGTACGTTCGAGTGTACATCTACTCGGACGATGTGGTTCTAACCACACCCAACCAGCATTACGCGGCCAGCTTTGACCGCTGGGTCCCCCACCTGCAGGCGCTGCTAGGTTTCAAGGTTGACCCAAAGAAAACTGTGAACACCAGCTCCCCTTCCTTTTTGGGCTGCCGGTTCAAGCAAGTGGACGGCAAGTGTTATCTAGCCAGTCTTCAGGACCGCGTTACACGCTCTCTGTTATACCACATTGGTGCAAAGAATCCCTCAGAGTACTATGAAGCTGCTGTTTCCATCTTTAAGGACTCCATTATCTGCTGTGATGAAGACTGGTGGACGGACCTCCATCGACGTATCAGTGGCGCTGCGCGTACCGACGGAGTTGAGTTCCCCACCATTGAAATGTTAACATCCTTCCGCACCAAGCAGTATGAGAGTGCCGTGTGCACAGTTTGTGGGGCCGCCCCCGTGGCCAAGTCTGCTTGTGGAGGGTGGTTCTGTGGCAATTGTGTCCCGTACCACGCGGGTCATTGTCACACAACCTCGCTCTTCGCCAACTGCGGGCACGACATCATGTACCGCTCCACTTACTGCACAATGTGTGAGGGTTCCCCAAAACAGATGGTACCAAAAGTGCCTCACCCGATCCTGGATCATTTGCTGTGCCACATTGATTACGGCAGTAAAGAGGAACTAACTCTGGTAGTGGCGGATGGTCGAACAACATCACCGCCCGGGCGCTACAAAGTGGGTCACAAGGTAGTCGCCGTGGTTGCAGATGTGGGAGGCAACATTGTGTTTGGGTGCGGTCCTGGATCACACATCGCAGTACCACTTCAGGATACGCTCAAGGGCGTGGTGGTGAATAAAGCTCTGAAGAACGCCGCCGCCTCTGAGTACGTGGAAGGACCCCCTGGGAGTGGGAAGACTTTTCACCTGGTCAAAGATGTGCTAGCCGTGGTCGGTAGCGCGACCTTGGTTGTGCCCACCCACGCGTCCATGCTGGACTGCATCAACAAGCTCAAACAAGCGGGCGCCGATCCATACTTTGTGGTGCCCAAGTATACAGTTCTTGACTTTCCCCGGCCTGGCAGTGGAAACATCACAGTGCGACTGCCACAGGTCGGAACCAGTGAGGGAGAAACCTTTGTGGATGAGGTGGCCTACTTCTCACCAGTGGATCTGGCGCGCATTTTAACCCAGGGTCGAGTCAAGGGTTACGGTGATTTAAATCAGCTCGGGTGCGTCGGACCCGCGAGCGTGCCACGTAACCTTTGGCTCCGACATTTTGTCAGCCTGGAGCCCTTGCGAGTGTGCCATCGATTCGGCGCTGCTGTGTGTGATTTGATCAAGGGCATTTATCCTTATTATGAGCCAGCTCCACATACCACTAAAGTGGTGTTTGTGCCAAATCCAGACTTTGAGAAAGGTGTAGTCATCACCGCCTACCACAAAGATCGCGGTCTTGGTCACCGCACAATTGATTCAATTCAAGGCTGTACATTCCCTGTTGTGACTCTTCGACTGCCCACACCCCAATCACTGACGCGCCCGCGCGCAGTTGTGGCGGTTACTAGGGCGTCTCAGGAATTATACATCTACGACCCCTTTGATCAGCTTAGCGGGTTGTTGAAGTTCACCAAGGAAGCAGAGGCGCAGGACTTGATCCATGGCCCACCTACAGCATGCCACCTGGGCCAAGAAATTGACCTTTGGTCCAATGAGGGCCTCGAATATTACAAGGAAGTCAACCTGCTGTACACACACGTCCCCATCAAGGATGGTGTAATACACAGTTACCCTAATTGTGGCCCTGCCTGTGGCTGGGAAAAGCAATCCAACAAAATTTCGTGCCTCCCGAGAGTGGCACAAAATTTGGGCTACCACTATTCCCCAGACTTACCAGGATTTTGCCCCATACCAAAAGAACTCGCTGAGCATTGGCCCGTAGTGTCCAATGATAGATACCCGAATTGCTTGCAAATTACCTTACAGCAAGTATGTGAACTCAGTAAACCGTGCTCAGCGGGCTATATGGTTGGACAATCTGTTTTCGTGCAGACGCCTGGTGTGACATCTTACTGGCTTACTGAATGGGTCGACGGCAAAGCGCGTGCTCTACCAGATTCCTTATTCTCGTCCGGTAGGTTCGAGACTAACAGCCGCGCTTTCCTCGATGAAGCCGAGGAAAAGTTTGCCGCCGCTCACCCTCATGCCTGTTTGGGAGAAATTAATAAGTCCACCGTGGGAGGATCCCACTTCATCTTTTCCCAATATTTACCACCATTGCTACCCGCAGACGCTGTTGCCCTGGTAGGTGCTTCATTGGCTGGGAAAGCTGCTAAAGCTGCTTGCAGCGTTGTTGATGTCTATGCTCCATCATTTGAACCTTATCTACACCCTGAGACACTGAGTCGCGTGTACAAGATTATGATCGATTTCAAGCCGTGTAGGCTTATGGTGTGGAGAAACGCGACCTTTTATGTCCAAGAGGGTGTTGATGCAGTTACATCAGCACTAGCAGCTGTGTCCAAACTCATCAAAGTGCCGGCCAATGAGCCTGTTTCATTCCATGTGGCATCAGGGTACAGAACCAACGCGCTGGTAGCGCCCCAGGCTAAAATTTCAATTGGAGCCTACGCCGCCGAGTGGGCACTGTCAACTGAACCGCCACCTGCTGGTTATGCGATCGTGCGGCGATATATTGTAAAGAGGCTCCTCAGCTCAACAGAAGTGTTCTTGTGCCGCAGGGGTGTTGTGTCTTCCACCTCAGTGCAGACCATTTGTGCACTAGAGGGATGTAAACCTCTGTTCAACTTCTTACAAATTGGTTCAGTCATTGGGCCCGTGTGATGGGCTTAGTGTGGTCACTGATTTCAAATTCTATTCAGACTATTATTGCTGATTTTGCTATTTCTGTGATTGATGCAGCGCTTTTCTTTCTCATGCTACTTGCATTGGCTGTTGTTACTGTGTTTCTTTTCTGGCTCATTGTTGCCATCGGCCGCAGCTTGGTGGCGCGGTGTTCACGAGGTGCGCGTTACAGACCTGTTTAAGGATTTGCAGTGCGACAACCTGCGCGCGAAAGATGCCTTCCCGAGTCTGGGATATGCTCTGTCGATTGGCCAGTCGAGGCTATCGTATATGCTGCAGGATTGGTTGCTTGCTGCGCACCGCAAGGAAGTTATGCCTTCCAATATCATGCCTATGCCCGGTCTTACTCCTGATTGCTTTGACCATCTGGAGTCTTCTAGCTATGCTCCATTTATCAATGCCTATCGGCAGGCAATTTTGAGTCAATACCCACAAGAGCTCCAGCTCGAAGCCATCAACTGTAAATTGCTTGCTGTGGTTGCACCGGCATTGTATCATAATTACCATCTAGCCAATTTGACCGGACCGGCCACATGGGTCGTGCCTACAGTGGGCCAGTTGCACTATTATGCTTCTTCCTCTATTTTTGCTTCATCTGTGGAAGTGTTGGCAGCAATAATACTACTATTTGCATGCATACCACTAGTGACACGAGTGTACATCTCTTTTACGCGGCTAATGTCACCTTCCCGTCGCACTTCCAGCGGCACTTTGCCGCGGCGCAAGATTTTGTAGTGCACACGGGTTATGAATATGCCGGGGTCACTATGTTAGTGCACTTGTTTGCCAACTTGGTTCTGACATTTCCGAGCTTAGTTAATTGTTCCCGCCCTGTGAATGTCTTTGCTAATGCTTCTTGCGTGCAAGTGGTTTGTAGTCATACCAACTCAACTACTGGCTTGGGTCAACTTTCTTTTTCCTTTGTAGATGAAGATCTACGGCTGCATATCAGGCCTACTCTTATTTGTTGGTTTGCCTTGTTGTTGGTGCACTTTCTACCCATGCCACGCTGCAGAGGCTCGTAATTTTACTTACATTAGTCATGGATTGGGCCACGTGCACGGTCATGAGGGGTGTAGGAATTTTATTAATGTCACTCATTCTGCATTTCTTTATCTTAATCCCACCACTCCCACTGCGCCGGCTATAACTCATTGTTTACTTCTGGTTCTGGCAGCCAAAATGGAACACCCAAACGCTACTATCTGGCTGCAGCTGCAGCCGTTTGGGTATCATGTGGCTGGCGATGTCATTGTCAACTTGGAAGAGGACAAGAGGCATCCTTACTTTAAACTTTTGAGAGCGCCGGCTTTACCGCTTGGTTTTGTGGCTATAGTTTATGTTCTTTTACGACTGGTACGTTGGGCTCAACGATGTTATCTATGATTGTATTGCTATTCTTGCTTTGGGGTGCGCCATCACATGCTTACTTCTCATACTACACCGCTCAGCGCTTCACAGACTTCACCTTGTGTATGCTGACGGATCGCGGCGTTATTGCCAATTTGCTGCGATATGATGAGCACACTGCTTTGTACAATTGTTCCGCCAGTAAAACCTGTTGGTATTGCACATTCCTGGACGAACAGATTATCACGTTTGGAACCGATTGTGATGACACCTACGCGGTCCCAGTTGCTGAGGTCCTGGAACAGGCGCATGGACCGTACAGTGCGCTGTTTGATGACATGCCCCCTTTTATTTACTATGGCCGTGAATTCGGCATAGTTGTGTTGGATGTGTTTATGTTCTATCCCGTTTTAGTTCTGTTTTTCTTATCAGTACTACCCTATGCTACGCTTATTCTTGAAATGTGTGTATCTATTCTGTTTATAATCTATGGCATTTACAGCGGGGCCTACTTGGCCATGGGCATATTTGCGGCCACGCTTGCTATACATTCAATTGTGGTCCTCCGCCAATTACTGTGGTTATGCCTGGCTTGGCGATACCGCTGTACGCTTCACGCGTCCTTTATATCAGCTGAGGGGAAAGTGTACCCCGTAGACCCCGGACTCCCGGTTGCCGCCGTGGGCAATCGGTTGTTAGTCCCAGGTAGGCCCACTATCGATTATGCAGTGGCCTACGGCAGCAAAGTCAACCTTGTGAGGTTGGGGGCAGCTGAGGTATGGGAGCCATAGATTCATTTTGTGGTGACGGGATTTTAGGTGAGTATCTAGATTACTTTATTCTGTCCGTCCCACTCTTGCTGTTGCTTACTAGGTATGTAGCATCTGGGTTAGTGTATGTTTTGACTGCCTTGTTCTATTCCTTTGTATTAGCAGCTTATATTTGGTTTGTTATAGTTGGAAGAGCCTTTTCTACTGCTTATGCTTTTGTGCTTTTGGCTGCTTTTCTGTTATTAGTAATGAGGATGATTGTGGGTATGATGCCTCGTCTTCGGTCCATTTTCAACCATCGCCAACTGGTGGTAGCTGATTTTGTGGACACACCTAGTGGACCTGTTCCCATCCCCCGCTCAACTACTCAGGTAGTGGTTCGCGGCAACGGGTACACCGCAGTTGGTAACAAGCTTGTCGATGGCGTCAAGACGATCACGTCCGCAGGCCGCCTCTTTTCGAAACGGACGGCGGCGACAGCCTACAAGCTACAATGACCTACTGCGCATGTTTGGTCAGATGCGGGTCCGCAAACCGCCCGCGCAACCCACTCAGGCTATTATTGCAGAGCCTGGAGACCTTAGGCATGATTTAAATCAACAGGAGCGCGCCACCCTTTCGTCGAACGTACAACGGTTCTTCATGATTGGGCATGGTTCACTCACTGCAGATGCCGGAGGACTCACGTACACCGTCAGTTGGGTTCCTACCAAACAAATCCAGCGCAAAGTTGCGCCTCCAGCAGGGCCGTAAGACGTGGATATTCTCCTGTGTGGCGTCATGTTGAAGTAGTTATTAGCCACCCAGGAACC